GCGCCCGGTCAGGTTCATCACCTGATGCAACGTTCGCAGAATGGTCCTCGCTTGGCAAGCCAAGATCGAACCCGTGTCCCCGGCACTGGGTTTCCCCACCACACACGCCTCAAAGAACTCCTTACCTCGCGTTCCGGTTCAGCGAAAAGACCGGCTGGTTGGGCTGCCCTAGCCTCCTGAAGAGGAGGCGAAGGTAGCGCACCGGAGGGACGGATTCCTCTAACCCCGCCTTCCAGGAGGCGGCCGTTTGGCCGCTCCCCTGCGTAAGAAGGGCAAGAAGGTCCGACTTCCGGTTCCAATTAACCGTGCCTAAGCTAAGCGGTCGCGGGCAATACGGAGATACTTCGATAAGCGTGTGGTCAGAGCAAGTGTCTCGGCAGTCGCGGACCTAGCCGTCCAAGCGCAGTACGACCTCGACTTTCCTGACTTGCCCCAGGTCCAAAAGGATCAGCGGGGGTCTCTCGCCAACCTTGAGGGTGTTGTCCACCAGTTACACAATGAAGTGGCTGGTGGCCTCAGGGTCCGAAAGGCCTCAGCGAGAAGGCGAAACGGGGGTTCCCGGCGGGATGCCGGTTAATAACCCGTGTAACCTGATCGCCCGCTGCCTGATGGTTGGAGCAGGGAGGACTACCAGTCTCTCCCAGTCAGGGCTGTCTTGGCCGCCTACGCTGCCGGCGGGGTTTCGCTCTCGAATGCCAAGAGGTCACCCCTCTACGCTACCGCCTTACGGGCGGGAGTGGATAACAGTGCGCTCCTTGAGCTCAAGCGGGCCTCCGGCGTAAGCCGGGCAGAATGGATCCTACGAATGGGTTCCACGCTGCAAGGTCAACTTTCGTTCATTGGACGTGCACTGCCACCTGCCAGCAAGGCTGCTCAAAGAGCGGCCCTGGCATAGCATAAGGAGGACTACACCTCTAGCTTCGAGTGCTAGCCTTCCGATCTCCTCGCTTGCAGGACCTTCGCCCGTGAGTGGGCGCTGAAAAACCTCCGCCGGCCGGTTACCCAGCTGGAACGACCTTCTTGGCCGTCCAGCAGCTCTTGTTTAGAGAGGGGCGCCGGGCGGGGTGGCTTACTCAGACACCTACTCACTGTGCAGTGGGACGTTGAACTCCCCGAGTGTCTTACGACAGATGCTCTCGGGGCTCAAGCGTCTCTTGAGGCAAAGTTTGTCAAACTCGCTCTCGAGGAGATGCGAGCAGACGGCTTACCTCAGCACAGGGTGACGGTACTGGCGGAGCGTGGAGTGAAGACTAGGACCGTGACAGTCGGACCAGCTCACGCCCAAATTCTTGGCCATTGCGTCAGGAAGCGCCTCGCGCGCGCACTCCGACATTGCCCCGGTACCTGGGCTCCACTGCAAGGAGCCAGCGACGAGCAATTGGTCGAACATCTGGTCGGAGGTCATGGGGAGATTTTGGTCTCCACTGACCTCACGCGAGCAACAGATCTCCTTCCCTTCGATCTCCTAGGGGCCGTGATTTCAGGCCTTGAAGAGTCGGGGCGGATGTCTGCTCTCGAAGTCGAGATTCTGCGCTACCTTTCGGGAGCACAGCGTCTGACTTATCCAGATGGTGAGACCGTCACCACTTCTCGGGGGGCCCTTATGGGTCTCCCTACGTCGTGGTGTCTGCTTTCGCTGGTTCACCTGTGGTGGATGGACTCAGTGCGCCGTACCTCTAAGGGCACCGCCGAGCGTCAGGCTCACAGGTTTCACATCTGTGGCGACGACGCTCTGCTCGCTACTACGCGAGTGGGCGGCCAGCGTTACAAATCGCTGGTTCTCCGTTGTGGAGGAGCTCCTTCTGAGGGAAAGCACTTTGAGTCTTCCAGGTCACCGGCGGGCACGGTACGGGGAGTCTTCTTAGAGCGCCTCTTTGAGTTCGATGTCTCCCCCGACACTGGCAGATTGGTTTCTGGCGTCAGAGCCAGGACCATAGCCGTGAAGGGTTTGACCTCTCGTTCTCTCCCGAGGACGTTCATAGGCGACAACCCGATCAGGTGCAACTCGGCCGGTATCGTCCAAGTGGTTGCCCTCGACGCTCTCGCGACGGGGCCCCACGCGGACTAGCCGATCCGAAACTACATCCGATTCCGTGTCCCTTGGCTGCCGGAGTTTGCGCTGAAGGTGCTAAACTTGGTTCCAGGTCAACCCCTCTCACACGGCGGGTTCCGCTGGGCACAGACCTCCAGATGCGCGGAGGCCGAGGCCCTAAACCTCTTGGCGACCGGGAAACGCTTTTCTCTCGCTCTTTGTCGAACAGTCGACCCAGAGTGGAAGTTAGCGTCCCAGTTTAGCCTTGAGGGACGGAAACTCGCGGTGAGTGAGGGGGAGCTACTCGACCTCGGTCTCGCCTAAGCTAAGTCCTTTATAGGACCTCTCCCGCCTGGACGGTGGGAGCTCTTCTGGGATGAAGAGAGACTTATGGCGACCGTGGTGCCCATGTTCGCCTAACTCAAGGCCTTCTCTGATCGCAAGTCGGAGGTATTCTGCTTACGTGCTCAGCACGTCAGGCAGACCCTTCTACGGCTGCGTGAAGAGGGGGCCAAGATGACGGCGGGATGGACTATCGAGACGCTCACTGGAGCCAAGCCCCTGATCGCTTGGCGGCTCCCGGAAGGAGACGAACAAGAACGAGGAGTGAGCTGGATCAGCGACACAAACTCTGCGTGCCTCTCTGCTCTTGCCACGGTCCTGTAGTGAGTAACTTGCTCGCTCCAGGTGTGGTTTTGTCAGAGACTACAGGAGGTGTCCAGCCTCCCGGAGGGTCTTCGTGCGCGCGTGATGAACGTGCACGGGGGCC